ATTCCTCCAATGGACTCCTGCGGCGAACCATCATTCATAAACGACGTTCCATCTCCAATCGTTCCTGAAAGCGCCGCTGTCTTTCCCATCAACTGTTCCAAGTTCTGCGCAATGGTCATACGTGACGGAATCGCGTGCGGATTCATAATCATGTCTGGAACAATTCCCGATTCCGTTCGAGGCATATCATGACCTCTCAGCAAGGCACCAATGGTACCCTTCTGGCCGTGTCTGTTGGAAAATTTATCACCGAGTTCTGGAATACGATCCTGTACGACGCGGATCTTCACCAGACGCATTCCCTTATTGTTCACCATGACCGCCACCTTCTCTACTCGGCCACGGGTCCATACCTGTGGCGTGGTTGAAGCATCCTTCATCTGACCACCCGTTGTACTCATCATATACGCACCCACAATCACTGTCGTCTCCTCCACATACGCACCCTCCTTAATAATACCGCGATCATCCAACTTCGAATAATCCAGACCAGGGCGCAACTCCTTCCAGTTTCCAATCAACTTCGGATTGCCAAATCGTACCTGAATGTTCGCCTTCTCATCGTCCTCCTCAAACGCCTCATACGAACGGAATGCCATCGAACGAAACATACCACGATGAACTGCGTCATAATTCATCACAATACCGTCTTCTTGATTGTATCCTGTCCAGCACGCAATTGCTAGAATACAATTGAATCCATATGCCATGCGACCCTCACCCAAATAGTGATTGTATAACGTACGTGTCATCGGCATCTCTCCATAACATAATACATGCGCCGTGTTGTCAAATCGGTTGCGCCAATTGGTCGCATAGACTGACACACCCTGCTTCGATTGCGAACACGACAGCTGATTACGCGGAGACTGATTATGCGGCGCAAACGGAATCAACGATGTCATCATACTCATAATGGTTGAAGGGTGAACCTCCATGTGTGTTGTTTCAGGTGTAATGTATGCGGGGTTATTCACAATAAAGCACTCATTTTGCTCATAGGGATCAATATATTCGATCGCTCCTACATACGGGGCCAAGAATCGCGGATACTCTTCCAATGAGAGTCCTTCCTGTGGATCGTGAAAATCAGTTGAATCCAGTCCTACCTCACGCAAGGTTCCCATCACCAGCTGCTTCCACGTCTTTGCTTCCGTCAGCTTACGAATCGGCAGTTCCGCCTTATGCATCCAAATCAACGGGCGCATCGGACGCCCCGCGTCCATATAAATGTATACCTTGCGATCACGAATCGAAAACGAAATACTGACTGAATACGGAAGGCATCCACTACGCTTTAAAAGCTGAAGAACATGCGTCAACAAATCCGGTTTCGCCGTGTATCCAAACATGCCTCCATTGATGTAGACGGGAACAAACACAATTCGCTGTTCTACCGTCATGTCCTCAGGAAGATAGACACGGCCCGTTGTTCGCAACCATTGAAAGAATTGATCCGTTTTAGACGATGTCGAAATGGCCGCCATAATGGTCAGATTCTTCGTAATACCAATGGACGCACCCGTCGGTGTCTCGGATGTACAGAAATACCCATATTGTGACGTATGAAGTTTACGCGGACCCGTCAGCTTCATACCCGTATCAAAATCTAAGATGACACGGCGACAATGTGACATAAAGTCAACATAGGAAAGACGCGACATCGCCTGAAGAACTCCCGATTTCTCCTCCCCCAAACCCGTGCCCCACTTTCCCTTGAATCCCTTCATAATCATGTCATTCAACATGCCCGCCTTGAGAATCTTCATATCATTGCCTGGCTGGAAGATATTCTTGAAGCTCTCATCCTTATATAAGTTCGGATTGTAGTTGTACTCTTTGCCGATTTCCAGAACAAATGCTTTTACCCATAATTTGTACGAGTTATTGAAGAGCTCTTGAACAAGGAAACCGCTCGTCAAACAACGCTGATTGCGTGTATCATCGCGGTCGGTCTTCGCATCATATCCTTCGTTCACCCGAAGAATCTTACGCACACAGTCTCCTAAGTAAAGTGCCTGTGAATATGTGTCGTTTGGCATATGAATAAACAGCTGATTACGAATGATATCGAGAACATGGGCTTCACTAAAACCCTTTGTCAAGGTCTTAATGTATTGAATCGCCATATAGGTGTTCATAAACGGGAATGCGTCAATGATACACGGATGAAGCTTATCAAGCAATAGCTTCGCCTCAGGGCTGTTAAAATCAGGAAAGATCAGCTTCAGAATCTCCTCATCGGATTGGAATCCGAGTGCGCGAAACAAGAGAAAGAGCGGAACAGGCTTACGAACAAATGGCAAGGATACCTGAATCGTCGCATGCGCCGTCATTCCTTCTTTCTCCACATGACGCATGAGCGCAAAGGCTACACGCTTTACCTGTCGTGTTTCTGACGATAAGCATGAAATGGACGCATATACTGAGATCTTTGGATCATTCTGTGGAGTAATGTATAAGGTATTAAAGGCCTGCTCCTGACGCGTAATCAAAATCTTCTCTGCGCCATCCACCACAAAATACCCACCATTGTCATATGGGCATTCACCTGCTTCTCTCAAGAACTCCTTTGGTTTATTATGTAAAATACAATAACGACTGTGGAGCATAATGGGGAGTTTAAAGAGTGACCATTTCAAAAACGGTTCAACGGGAAGTTCGCTTACTATTCCCGCATCGTTTGTATAGGTGATTTTGACCGTGATATCGGCATAGACCGTAGAGCAATAGGTCAGATTTCGTAAACGTGCTTCATTCGGATAGAGAACACGGACTTCATTCGTATCTTGTAAGCTGATTGTCGGAGTTCCAATTTCAATGGCCTTTCCGTCTTCTCCACCCACAAAGATCTCTACACGATATTTGTATTCGCCCGTTCGCTCATTCAACTCCTTCAATATCAAAATCGGATTCTGTGACCGAATGATGCTCAACATGTCTTGTTGAACAAATTGATCATAGGAGTCGATGTGATGCCTGGTATAAGGATAGGCATTGGTACGAAAATACCGGTCAATTAACTTTCGTGATAACTCTCTGGCATCATTTCCAGTGAGCGCCATCTGTCTCCTAGTAAGAGTCAAGAGAGTCTTATATCACTTATTTTACTTTCCATGCTGATGCTTGATATAAAATTGTGTTAGGTCATGTGGACGATCGCCTTGAATCTCCTGATTGGGTAACGTAAATGGTATAAGATTCATTTTTTGGCATACATAAGGAAATCCAATTTGATCCTGTGTGCTATGCTTCAAGGTTTGTAGATACCACAGATCCAAGAATTGAATCACTTCTGGATCATGTTGAAGAAATGCCACAAAACACGTGATCCATACTCCTAGATGTGGAGTGTGTGATGGAATTCGCTTGAAATACTCATCAGTATATCCATCTTTTACATATTCTCCATATTGCTGATCAATGTCCTGATAGGGTTGTGCCTGACCATTCCAAAACACACTGGTATATCGATCAAAATGAGATGCCTTTACTTCTTCGCTTAGGATTCCCTGTCTCCATTCATGATGCCATCCGATTACCTTCTTTTCGTAAATCTGGGACAGAACGTATTCACCCGCTTTTGGATCAATGATCTCAATGGTTCCATCCAGCCACACGATTGCGTCATACGATTGTAGAATAGGAATAAAACGAAATGATTGTTTATAATATTTTGCGACATTGAACGTGTGCTTATTTTTATTCATTGAATTTCGGTAGGAACTGTTGTCCACTGTACTCGGATAGAGCAAATGATACGGGGTAGTGTCTACCTTCCATCCATTGGGAATCATATCATGTGAATCCGTAAAGCAAATGAAATCGGTCGGAACAGACTGATTGATAAATGGTTTACAGGATGCTTCATAGCTTCCATAAATGGCTGTAATAAAACATATCTTAGCAGACATCTTTTATATAACGTATTGTAAACTTTAGGTATTATACACGAATGTTCACGGCTTTTGGATATACATCATTAAGATGATACGATGGCAGGCGCTGAGTTTGATCGGGTGACATTCCATGCGCGATTCCTTTAATGGAGTTTTGAATATCAAATGCTGGATTCTGTGGATTGGGGCCAGGAGGGATGGGGCGCATGAAAGCTTGCTCCAAAAACGCGGCGCCACCACGAATCTTTCGGGTTTTTCCACGTTTTCCTCCTTTTGTAACAAGATTCGATCCCATATCGGCACGGGGTGCCAACGGAAATACACTTTGACCTGAAACCGGATCCATTCCACGAGCGATCTCTGGATTGTTGAATCCACCGTCCACATACCGAACATAACTACCATATCCTCCACCCACCGTCTTTGTTAACCCGCCATCTGGACCAGGGATCTGACCTTGATCTAAGTAGACTCCTGGACGAGTCACATGATCCACTGGAGCTCCCGCTAGCGCCATCGCACCACCATGATGGGTTCTAGGACGCATTTCCATTCGATGACTGATTAGCGCATCTGCCGATGCCTTATCCAATGTTTTGTGAAATACCTTCGTCCACTCCTTTCGAATGTCCGCAATCATGCTAGCCTTCGATTCTCGATTACGAATCATCTCATCAATCGCCTGTTCCACATGCTCAAATGCCCGCCGTAATTCGGGTATGGAATAAACCCCCTTTGTGCTTTTTGTGTGTTTTCGGGTCTTACGAGCCATTCCTATTATTGTTGCTTATAATGTTTCTAGAAATGAACGTGACATGTTTCCATTGCGTTTTGTGCTATTGTATCCTAAACTATTGTTCAAGCTATTATTCAAGCTGTTATAGAGACTGGAACCCGCATTGGCCGTACTCTCCATCAAATCGTTTGCGGAATTAGAAATGGAATTGACAGCCGTATTCAACGATTTACTTAGCTGATTGGTTGTGTTCGTTAAGGTGGGAATCGCTGGCATTTCGACACTGGGAAGTGATGGCACAGGTACGGCTCCTCCTGTAAAGAACGATACCATAGAGAAGATCACGTATAAGATAATTGCCGCAATCATAATGAACGGTAAATAGGATGGGACAGATTGTTGCCATGTACTTAGCCGATATTCTGGAAGGAACATCCGATAGTGATCATACACCCCATACGTTAAAAAGAGTAATGCGAAAATAGCAGCAATCATCGGTGTGGCCTTCGGGGAAAAAGCAAATGTAATTACGACCGCCAATAAAAAGATAGATAATCCTGGTATAAAGAACTCCATTCCTCTATACTGTTTTTTGATTTTACCTGTATGAACTTGTTAACGTATTTTCTAAATCTTATCCATCAAATCAACGTGCGTCAGCATATGCTTGCGGCAGCAATATCGTCGCAGACCCAGTTCATTCAGTGCTTTACCCTCTTCTGTATCCGGAACTGTCTTCCCATCCATATAAAAGGGTGCGGATGAATTGCCTCCCGTACGTTCTTTAATACGACGCTGATAGGCCAACCATTTATCCGCAAGGACATTGCCACAGTTCATACAACGGATTGGAATAATCATCTCTAGGATTTCAATGGAAAGGTTTTCTCCATCAATTTTATCCATCCGACCTAAATAAAATCGTCCATAGAATGGCAATATGGCGTCACGTTGGAAAAACAGTAATGAAAGTGATGAAGAAGAGGGAGAATCAAATGATATCTATCGAGAGAACAATCATGTATACTTTTATACCGACATCGATCGTACCACCATTTCTCGTTTGAATGTAATTCTGAGACAAGCCGAGGAACATTGTGTCATTATGAAACTTCGTATGAGATTGGACGTTGTTCCCATTTATCTTCATATCTTTTCGAACGGTGGATGTATTCACTCGGCATTTGCCACAATGGACTTGATTCAAAGCCTGAGTACTCCTGTCTATTCAGTAATTGAAGGATCAACTGCCTCTGCCGGAACATTAATTAGCATCATATGTGAAAAACGATTCATTCGTCCTCTCGGTCATATGTTGATTCATCAATTAAGTAGCGTGTGTTGGGGTAAAATGTCAGAAATTACAGATGAATACCACAATTTGAAGGATGTTATGAAGAAACTACGAGAACTTTATCTCCAGCATACGAAATTATCTTCCAAGAAACTGGACGAGTTGCTTCGGCACGATTTGTGGCTGGATGCCAAACAATCAATTGCCTACGGATTGGTGGATGAGCTATACATGTAACATGTATGCGTTATAATGATCCCAATTAAAACTTCCACTGAAAACAGAAATGACGTCCGTTTTGTATAGCGCAGGTCTCAACTATCAAACTGGCAATCCGGTTCGCCAAGAAATCGTTGCGGTTCGTCGCGAGGTCGATACTCTCCGGAAACAGCTGGAGGTAGCGACGGAGGAGAATCTTATTTATCGCAAGCACATCATGAAGCTGCTTCAGGCTACCGAGAGTGGCGCGGGCGAGTTCACTTCGGATCTCATGCGCCTCTCTGCGAACGACCTTGCCAATAAACCAAAAGCTGCGGGTGGTGGTACCGTTCAAGGTGCTGGGTTTAGCCGATAATGTACCGTTATTCCCGTTTCACACGAGCGATGATCGCTTCACTCATTTCAATCGAATGCTTTGAGTATAATAATCCACGAATCGCTTTCAAAGACAGTGACGAATACTTCTGTACCGTCTCCTTCACTGTTTTCATTTCTTCCTCTGTCCATTTTCCTTTCTTCTTTTCAGCGAACGGCGCAATCGACACCTGGCGTTCTGGTCCATCCGATGTAATCTTTAATTCCCCAATCTCCATCGTCCCCGCATGAACCTCGTCATGACACGTCTGACAAATCACAATCAGGTTTCTCTTATCGTTCATATGGGTTCCGTCTCCAAGAATCTGATTATGGGCACTGGCACGAGGCTGAATGTGATGAACCTCCAGATCCGACTGAATCACCTTCTTACATACCTCGCATTCCTTTCTTACAATACTCGTATTCCACGATGAAGATTGTGCCTCTTCTTGTTTGGAAGATCCCATAATCTTATGCCGATTCTCTAGCGCCTGTTCGATAAACTCCGACGGCAGGTCCATGGCCCGTGCCACTTCTAGTCCATATAGCGTTGAACCATTTCCTTTCCTCAATGAACGATCATAGATTAGCTTCTTGGTTTGCGAATCATATTCTACATGTAAATGCCAGACCTCTACTCTGGATGTATCGATCAGTTGTGGTAAATCATGAAGATGCGTGGCAAACATGAAACACGCATTCCGTTTGCTCAGCCATTGGATTCCACTCGCCACGAGAGCTTGCGCCGAAATCGATTCCGTTCCCGCACACAATTCGTCCCCTAGCACCAACGTATGTTCGTTCGCATTTCTCAGAATATCACGTAGTTCTGACATTTCTACCGCAAAAGAGGACAGACCCGCAAACAAATTGTCTTGGTTCAGGATTCTCGTATACACCGCGTGAAAAGGGCGTAGACGCATTGACTGTGCCGGCACAAAACATCCCGCTTGCGCCAAGAGAACACAGAGACCCGTTGCCTTCATCAGCGTCGACTTGCCACTCGCATTCATGCCATAAATCAACCATCCATTCTTGTTTAGCGATACATTATGCTTGACATAGGAAATCCGACTTGCCGTTGCTTCCACGAGTGGATGACGAAGATTGACAATATCGATACCCGATGTACCATCTTCAATGATCGGGCAGCTGAATCCACGTTCTTTCGATACTTTCGCAATACACTGTGTTCCATCCACATGTGATATCCAATGTTCTGCCAGAGACCATAGTTGTGCCCCCGCTTCCGAAATCGCCACGCACGCATCCGCCAAATGGATGTTTACAAGTTGTTCAAGAGCTTCACGCAATTTCAGCAGTTTTGTATTTGCCTGTTGTAATGCGGTACAATCGATCCACCCTCCTGATTTTAGTTCGGTGATCTTCGTGCCATCTGGCAGATTCTTTATATTTTTCTTGAGTTGTTGTATTGTGATGGTTGATCCTTTCATTCCATATGGTTCCTTTTCTCGCTGCTCCAATCGAATGGCTTCTTCTTGAACCCCTCCGTTTTGCGCAATGGTCTTGCGCAACGTTTCGATTGATTGAATGACATGTTGGATCTCTTGTTCTTTCACACCAATGTCTGGATAGGTTTCAATCGAAAATGCCGTGAGATCCGACGAGGATCGTTGTGATTTGTCTTCTGAGAAATGGGTTTCTACCACGTTGATATAAGTGGACCATTGTTGAAGTGAAAAGGGTGGTTCCATTCGCGTTTTCATTACGATTTGCGTCATGATCGTGTCCATGGCTCGATACGTTTGAAAAAGACCCGCAATCTCATTTGATTGGATCAATCCGCATTGAA